GTAAATAAAATTAAAAGATCAGGAAAATCTCACGCTCATAAGACACAAGCGGCTATCGCTATGGAACAACGAGCAAGAGAGATGGGAAAGGTCTCGGCAGCGGGTGTTTATAGAAAATTTATTAACGCTCAGAAAAAGATTACTGCAAAAAGGAGAAAAAGTGCATAACGATAAAACTATTAAAAAAGTTGCTGACTTGTTAGCTGGAGCCTCAAAAGCTCATGCAAAACAGTCAAAGATGCTACGCAAAGTTTTAGCATCTCCTTTGCCTAAAAGAAAGAATAACAAGAGCAAAAAATAGCAACACAGAAAGGAGTGGTGGATGAGCTGGATTACAGATAGAATCAAAGAACGTTCCACTCACAACGGTGTAATCGTCGCAGCCGCTGCAGTCGCAGTTATCTGGGGCGGTATGGCTTTATTAGACATTGTTGTCTGGGCAGGTCTTGCCTGGGGCTTATGGAATATGATAAAAAAAGACGACTAGAAAGTTAGGAAACTCTCTTGAGAACAATAAGATTATTAACAACTTTGGCCCTGCTTATTACAAGTGGGGCCGCTTTTGCGCAGACAACCAGTACAGTAGTAACTGATTCGAAATCAAATTCGACAGTAAGCACTGATGCTGACTCACGTACTTTTGTGATTTCTCCACCTCCCTCGGCTATAACTCCTTCAGTTAGCTCATCTTCTTCAGATCTTTGTACTGTTGGCGTGGCAGGAGCTGTACAAACTCAAATTCTTGGTATATCTTCTGGAGAAACTGTAAGAGACCCAAATTGTGAACGATTGAAGATAAGTAAAACTCTTTATGATATGGGAATGAAAGTTGCAGCGGTATCTGTTTTATGCCAAGACCGTAGAGTATGGGATGCAATGAATATGGCGGGAACACCTTGTCCATTCTTAGGTGATATTGGGGATAAGGCGACCGCACAATGGGAGGCTCCTGAAAATGCTGGTAGGATTCCAACTGTAGAAGAAATGGAGACAAAATCAGATGTTCAAAAAAGGAATGGTGCAATCGCTGCTGGCGGCATTAGTCTTGGTCTGTTGCTCCTTCTCCTCTAACGCACAACAAACTGGAGATATCATTGTATTAGGTAATGGGTGGACAGGAACTTTGAGTTCATGTACTCATGGTTTAGATTGTTGGGCTGGTAATTCTGATCAAGGTGATATTCACGAGTCGTCCAACCCAACTGGTAATGGTACTACTTACTATTGGAGCGGTACACAACAGACTCTTACTAATACTATCGCACTAAATACAGCTTTACAAGTAGCAGGTATTCAAATTGATGGATATGACTATCAGTGGGTGTTTAAAAACGGTAATGCAAACTGGTTCTCTGGTCAGACTGGTGGTGGGGGAGTAGACCCTTTTGAGATTGTTGTTAATGTTTATAAAGCAGATGGTACGTTATTCAAAAGTTACAAATATGACTATGGTAATCAGTTTTATAACTGGACAACCAAAACAGGTACAGAGCTTTTTGGTGCTATAGGATTAGACCCTACTTTCTTTGGTAATGTTTCTGTGGAAGTAACTGCACAAGATATAGCTAACCAAGCTGGTTATTATGGTCCTGAGTTTAGAGCAGATGAATCACATCTCTATGTAAACTACTCTGCAGATCCTTGTTATAATAATCAAACATATGATCCTGCCTGTCCAGGCTATGCACAGGCTCTATATAATCAACAATGTACTGCTACCCCACTTTATGATCCAGGATGTCCTGGGTATACCCAAGCATTGTTTACTCAACAATGCGCAGCAAATCCCTTACATGATCCCGCCTGTTCTGGATATTCAACTGCTTATTATAACCAGCAATGTAAGCTAAATCCACTGTATGATCAAGGTTGTACTGGTTACGCTACTGCATATTTAAATCAGCAATGCAGTCTGAACCCTCTCTACGACTCTCAGTGTAATGGTTACTCACTAGCTTTATTCAATAATACTTGTACAAATAATCCAACTTCGGATCCTGCTTGTCCCGACTACTACGTTGCAAAATGTGAAGAGAATCCTCTTTTTGACAGAGGATGTACTGGGTACGATGTTGCATATTTTGATGAACAATGTAGTTTAGATGCTCAGTACAGTCAAATGTGTCTGGGTTATGTTGATTTATCAGGAAATGATAATAATTTTACAGTTTTAGACCCTGTAGTTGATGATATTCTCTCTGTTGATACAGATTTATCTACTGGTCAGCCTGATTTTTATCAACCTGAGATCCCAGCTACAAGCCTCACTTTTTCTAATGATGTTGTAGAAGCTCCTACAGAAGAAGTACAACAAAAAACAGGATTTCAAACTATAGACGATAGCATTGAAGTTGAGATAGCAGAACTTGAATCATTAGATGGTGAGGCTATTATGGAAGATGACATTGACTCTGAGATAGCCGCCTTAGAAAATTCATCTGAAGAAGCGTCTGGAGGAGGACCGCTTGATGCTAGGCAGGGCGGAGCCAATCAAGAAGATAATATTGAAAAAGAACTAGCAGCACTTGAGAATTCTAACCCCGACTATGTGGAGAATATTCCTGGTAAAGCAATGCCTAAAGTTAATCCTGTGGATTCAAAAAGAGAGAAGATGAGACTTCTAATAGCTATGAAAGCGATAGAAACTGTAAAAGAACTTGAAGCAGCTGTAACTTTGGAACAGCAGATGAATATACAACGTAGATTACTTGCATTAATTAGTTATGTACCTGACTTTAGTGATTACGGTAAAGAAGAAAATATAGATTTAGCAAATTTTTACCCACCAAAACCTACAGTAGATCATGCATTTGCTAGATGGTTTTTAAACGACCCTAACTTCGGAGCAATGGAAGATTCGCAATATAACTTTAAATAGGAGAGAGAAATGGCAGAAATAGAATACGGAGGAATCAAAGTAGGAGGAAGTAAATTACTTCTAGTATTACCACTCATTGGAACACTAGGTGGAGGACTTTGGGGAGGCTTTGAGTTCTACAAGGATTACATGGACATGAAAGAACAGATCCAAAACTATGTAGCACCCGATTTATCAGAGTTTGATAAGAATCTTGCTGTACTTCATGAAGAAATGAAAATAACAAGAGAAGAAGTTGTTATTATACGCGATGCAATTGGTGAGCAGGTAGACTTTATGCGAGATACTAAGCACGACTTACGCGGTGACTTAGTTCGTATGGAAAAGATACTCGACAAGGTTGAGAACGACATTGATAAGGTAGAAGATGAAGCACAGGCACTTATGGACAGAACTAAATCAGATGCAAGATCTATGATTGAAGACGCTAACAATCGTTTCAATGATAAAGTATCTGGTATGGAAGGTTTCGTCAAAAGAGAACTAAACTCCTTAGAGGAAGATTTGGATAGAAAGTTACAAAAATCTTTGGACAACCCTCTGGCAAACAGGTAACATACTTTATGATTAAGAATTCCATAGAGCATTTAAAAAATAGCCGTATGAGTTATTGGGCACATTTTTCGCACAGTCTTTATAACAGTTATAGACTAGTCAAAATACTAATTACTAGCACTGTTCATGCATTTCTTCCTTTTGTATTTAAAACTCATGCAGCACGCGGTGTCATAGATATTTACAATGATATGAAGAAACATGCTCATTTACGAAAGATGATGAAGAATGACGACTAAAAAATCCAGGATTAATTATGCTGCGCTACTACGCAAATATAAGTCTGGACGCTCAATCGGTTCTACGAACCGAGCCAGACTTGTCGCACGTGGGATGTTACCACGTAAATCAGGCCCTCATAAGGGTAAAAAAATAGATTTAGGGAAAAGAGGAAAATCATAATGAAAAAAGAACCAATGAAAAAGCCTTCAATGAAAGGCCAACGCAAAACTGAAGGACTTACTCCAGCACAGAAGAAGCTACCGCCTGCTCTTCAAGCGGCTATTCTAAAGAAAATGAAAAGTAAGTAATGAAAATGCATACAGCAGTTCGTGCGTCCTACTTGAGTAAACTCGTTTACTCAGGTGAGGCTCTCGTAAAATCCTCATGTGACACCTTTGGTTATGAAAAGTTTAAATGGTTTGATAAAGGCGGTACTCAATGCTTTGTTGCTTGGGATAAAGAAACTAATACTGTTATAGATCTTTTAGCTGATTTACGTGCATGGCCTAAAAGAGCCCAAGAAAAAGGTCGTGTTCATTCTGGGTTTGCTAATGCACTAAATCTTGTGTATAGTGAGATTGTTGAGTATTTAGATGCTCAACAATTTGATGATGATTGTCGAATCACGTGTACGGGTCATTCACTCGGAGCTGCATTAGCTACTATCATGGCAAGTCGGTTAGACGCCAACGAACTTTACACTTTTGGTTCCCCCCGCGTAGGTGATAGACGCTTCGTCAAAGAAATGAACACAGATAAAATAAAGCATTATCGCTTTGTTAACAACAATGATATTGTGACTCGTGTACCTCCTCCTATTGTGTACCGTCACCACGGAGAGCTTGTTTATATAAATCACTACGGAAATATTCGTAATATGACTGTTTGGCAACGAATCAAAGATCAATGGCGTGGGCGTCTAGCCGCGTGGAAAAAACGTGAGTTTTTTGACGGAGCACGGGATCATTCAATGGATTTATATCACCGAAAAATTTATAATGGCTATATACAGAGCTAGAAGCTTATGTCCCGTCTGTTCTTCTGACGAAGAAGTATGGTTCATGAATGGTAAAATAGAGCCTCTTGATATTGTAGAATGTCGAAAATGTTCACAATTATATGAACCCGCAGATTTTATTTATACATTAATAGAACTACACAGCAATATCTCTATATCTTCTAACTCGTCAAATGAAAACGTGTATTCTTCAAGTTAATATTGATGATGATCGTCCTCTAATCAATTTTTGCACTTCTAAAGTGAAAGAGTGGTCAGAGTCAAACGATTATGACTATGTTTGTGTTGACACATTGTCCTCTTGGGCTGCAAGATTTCCTCGCCTTCCCTACAACTTCCAAAAATTTCAGTCTTTTTATGATCTACGACGTGATTATGATAGAATAATTCATCTTGATTCTGACATTTTACCTTTTTACAATCCAACCACCCCAAAGACTAAAGGACTAGGATTAGTTTCTTACTATAAGCCTTTATACCCTAAAACTTTTTCTACTTATTATGATTGTGGTGTAATTATAATTGAAAACATTAATTTAATTGAACTCTTGTATGATTTCTATGATTTTTTCTTAAATGATCAGGCAGCTTGGACTAAGATTCTTAAACTAAATGATAAAAATAAACCGTTAAGAAACTTTGAGTCTCTTTTTAAATCTTTTGATACAGGGGAGCCTGATGAGTTTTTATTCAACGTTTGGGCACATTATAATAACAATCTCATTACAGAAATTTCAGAAACTCTAAACTATAAACCTTTAGGTTGTGGTTATTGGAGAAATAGACAATCTCCTATTCCTAACTCGTTAATTCATTTTGCTGGTAAAGAGAAAGAGTTAGGTTATAATAATTTTATTAATTGGGCTACTGAGATTGAATCGTTTTATGGTAGTTCAAATTTTACTGATTATCCGAGGTTTTAATGAAAGAAGTTTTACCATCTGATTATGATTTAAGTGAGGTTCATCTTGTAGGCCACGGTCCTTCTGCGGCTCAGTTTAAATATACTACCGGAACGGTCATATGTTTTCATAGACCAACTGTTGACTGCGATATAGTATGTACTCCCGCGTACAGATTGGGTCGAGAGGGTTATTGGAATTTACCTACTATTACAACAAATACGCTTTATTTTCCTCAAGATAAAAACTTTATAAAATTTTTATACTCACATAAGTCCCTATCTCTTATTGATAGAACTCACTTACTCTACAAATGGGCAGTTTATCAAGTGCATACCAACTATGATTCATATTCAGATTCAGGACAAAGAGCATATTTATGGGCTTTACAAAATAATGCCGAAAAGATACATCTTTGGGGATTTGACAATATTTGGGAGACCAGAGAAATTTATGATAGCGAATATTTCGAAAGATATGCTATTTTTCATAATGAAGAAAACTATCTTGAAGATAAAAAATACTTAGGAAAGAGGAAAATTTGGAAATCAATTTTACAATCAAACACGGAGATTCATAAATGAAAGACATTTTGATAGTTATACCAGCAAGAATGAGCAGTTCTAGGCTTCCTGGTAAACCCTTAATTAAGATAATGGGTGTGCCTATGATACACCATGTATGGAACAGAGCACTACAAGTAACTTCTTCAGATAATATTGTTGTAGCTACTGAGGATAATGAGATTATTGATTATTGCATTACTAATGATATCAATTGCATATTAACAGATAAAGCAGCCAGTGAAGTTGATAGAGTAAAGTTAGTAAGTGACAAAATTGCTGCTAAAATTTATATTTGTGCATGTGGAGATGAACCTTTAATTAATGTAGAAGATATTAAAACCATAATTGCAAAAAGTGACTCAAGTAAAAACCAATTCATAATTGGAAGAAAAAGCATAGATGAGAATGAATTCAACGACCCTTCAAAAGCAAAAATTGTTTTCGACGAGCAAAATAGAGTGCTTTACGCATCTCGTGCAGGCATACCCGTTGATTATAAAGGACAATTCCAAAAAGCACATAAAGCTATTTGGATTCATAGTTACACTAAAAATGTTTTGGATAGTTACTTTAGTCAAGGGCTATGTAGTGCTGAGTCACTTGACGGATTATCTATTCATAGATTTCTCCAAATTGGAATTCCCGTGTATTGCATTGATTTAATAGGAGATAGCTGGGCTGTTGATGAGCCAAAAGATATTAAAATAGTTGAAGACAGGTTACGTAACTTACATTAATGTTGCTTAGTGCTCTTTATTTTTGTATATTAACTTATATTTCAAAAACAGGAGATTCAAATGGCAGGTAAGAAAAGTTCTGGTAAAAATTACACCTCTAAAGGTGAGCGTCCAAATGTAACACGTTCTGTGTTAAATGCTCTTCGTCGTGATTATATTCAGTCTGATATGCGCCGTAATAATCAAGCTATTGCGTGGCGTAAAGGTAAAAACGTGATGCTCACTGTCCCAAATCCCGATAAAAAGAATACTAAAGAGCGTATGATTCGCGTTCCAGCAATAGATGTTTGGGGATTCCCACGTCAAGCTAACCTTAAGATGCGCTAATGCCTGAAGGTCCAGAATGCACTCGTACAGCTAGACAACTTGATCGGGCTGTACGAGGTAAAAATTTAATTAATATCAATTTTATTTCTGGTAGATATACTAAAAATCTACCTACAGGATTTGGCAGCTTCTATTGTGATTTAGAAGATGATGGGCCATTTCCTGTCAAAGCCGTCCACAACAAGGGTAAATTTATATATTGGGAGCTTGGTGATTTGCTTCCAATATATTATATTTATACTACTCTTGGTATGACTGGTAATTTTAAACTCCAGCCATCCAAACATACAAGGATGGCTTTTTACTTTGATGATGACACTGCTGTCTACTACAACGATCAGCGTAATTTTGGGACTATTAAGTTTGTGGATAAAGAAAGTGATCTTCAAGCAAAACTTAGATCAATTGGACCTGATATGCTTAATAATCCTTGTACTCTTAGCGAATTTAATACCCGCGCACGAGGTAATCCCAGTTGGTCGGTGGTAAAGTGGTTAATGGATCAGAAAAAGATTTCTGGTGTAGGAAACATTTACAAGTCAGAATCCCTATTTTTAGCCGGTATTGCGCCTCATAGAACAATGGGTAGTTTGGATGAAGAAGAACTTGAAAAACTTTATTATGCAATTTGTAAAGTACTATCAGCATCGTATGAGTCCGGTGGGGCAACTATTCGTAATTATTCTGATTTATATAATAATCATGGGAAGTATACTCGTTTCGCATCAAATCCTTCTGAAATAGTAGAAGCAAGAGGAGGACACGTAATGGTTTATAATCAGCAAAAAGATATATACGGTCATCCTGTTGAAAGAATCAAGCTTGATGATGGACGCACAACCTTTTGGTCTCCAGCGGTTCAGTTTTGAACAAGCCTCCTAAAATAATTCTTTTAAC